CACCACCATATCGCCTTTCGGCGTATGGTTACTCTTGAAAGGTAATTATCATGCGTGCAATCTACAATGATGAACTTTACTACGCTATCGTCGACGCTATCCATGCTGATCTGGTTGAGGAATTTCCTCAACTGGACGCTTGGTATCGTCTCGGTATTGCAGTACTGATCGCCGAAGAGGGTGTACGCGTCGCTTCCCTGCCGAGGTATAACCTTGCCAAATTGGCTTCGGTTGTGTCGGGTTGGGAGTGACATTTACCTTTCTAAGTAGTCAGTGGTAGTCCGCTGTCGTTTCAACTCCGACAGGAGGAGCTATGTCTTACACGAATCGCGTTTCACTCTCTTATTTTCTCCAGGGTTATGTATGGCATGATTTTCACGGCGGAGCCCCTTGGGCTTCGGGTGATTATCGGTCATACGTCAATCTTTCGAAAACGAGAAGTGGTTCGGCGAACCCCGAGTGGAAGTCTTCTGTAAAAGCCGGCAGATCTGCCGGCACAGCTTACTCCCTCACGGCATCGCGTGTGGACATTAATGAACCATGGGCTTATACCTATGCGTTCACACGCCCTGGTAATACTGGGGTAACGGGGGATGTAAGTGGTTGTTTATCAACCGCTTATGTTGCTCCGTTATCTTTACTATCCAGTTATTCCAAGGCTGAGACGGCTGCATTACTGCAGGTTTATCGTAAGATAGATCAAGCAGCGAACCAGTGGAAAGGGTTAAACTTTTTCGCTGAGTTTGGTGATGTCGTGCGACAATTTGGCCATCCCGCGAAGGCGTTGCTCGAGTATACACATAAGCACCTGAACCGTGTCGAATCTTCGATACGTGGGTTGCGTGGTACTCGTAGGCAGCGCCGTCGTGAGGCGGCTAAGGTTGTTGCCGACTCCTACTTGGAGTATTGTTTCGGCTTGGCACCTTTGCTTGGTGACGCAAAGGCTGCCGCCGAGGCTCTCGCGCGGTTTGAGTATGAGGGGGATCCGACTAACAATCCTTCCCTTCGTACCCGAGCTGTTGGTCGAGGCTCTGAGGCTGTCATCTCTCCGGGGTCGCCGACAAACTACGAAGTTGGTTCGACTAAGACTGTCGCTACGCAACAGCGTATTGATAGTTCTGAAGCTCGAGTCCAATATATCGTTGGTCTGTCGACTGCCGCTAGAGCCAATTTTGGCTCTAACAAGCATCTGTTGGGTCTTCTCGGCATTACTGTCGAAAAGATTCCTGCAGCTGCTTGGGAAGCGGTTCCCTGGTCCTGGCTTGCTGATTATTTCTCGAATGTCGGCGATGTTCTCGGAACTATAGGTGTGGACACGTCTAACGTGGAGTGGATCGTGCGTACGGCCGTCATGGTCGATACGCTCGCTCTAACTGCGCGGGTTGACTATAGCCTTTCCTATAATTTCGGGGTCGCTTACAGTCAGTATTTGACAGCTTTGCCAGGGTCGGTGACAGCACGTTACAAGGTCACTCGTACTACCCTTAGCCGGACGATTCCAGCAACACTTGGCTGGCCTTCCATTCAGTGGGAGTTGCCTTTTGGCGACGACCATCTTGGTGGAAAGCTGGCTAATCTTGTTGCTGTTCTATTCCAGCGTAAGGGAACCATCCCGAGACTTCTCGGGTTCTGATCCTCTGTCGTTAATGCATTCACTTGGCATTTAGCCTTCAGCCTCCCTTTAGCAAGGACGCATGTGTTCCGCATTAGTAGATAGAGTAGCTTGAGGTTGCCCATTATGGCTTTCGCTCCCACGACCCCGGTAACGGGGTCTGCCCAGACCGGTTTGACGTCTCCCACTTACACGATTGCCGCGGATGCAAATCCCGACACAAACGGTAAGCAGTTTTACGTCTCCGCGCTTGGAGGCACGCAAACGGGTGTGCTCGCACACTCGGTTGCTGCTCCTTTCACCCTCTCTTGCTTCCGGCCCAAGGCTTTGAAAGTCCTGGCTCCCGTGAATCCGGTGACTGGTGTCCTGCGCGCCATTCCGATGAACACTTACAAAGTGATCACTCGGAAGGGCGTGCTCCCGCTGGCTGGCCAGAGCTACAAGACTGGCTTGATCACGTCCGTTCTCGACATTCCTGCCGGGAGCGACCTCGCTGATCCTCTCAGTGTGCGAGCGATGATCTCAGCGCACATTGGTTTGCTCACGCAAATCAGTGATGCTCTTGGATCGACCGTTTTGACTGGCACCATTTAGTGCCCGTCAAATCTAGTGGTTTTAAAAACCCGCTAGAGGCTTCTGCTCAATCATTGAATGGGGTTTCACGATGCGTGATTACGCAAGTCTCTTCTCTGTTCTCCTTGGGGACCTGGGGGCCGCGGCTTCTCCTGACAGCCATATCTTTAGTGATATGGTCGATAGAGACGCAGCAGCCACTAACCTCCGCCACAGCTTTCTTAAAAAGCTTAACCCGAGTGGCACTAACAGAAATGCTGACGCAGCTGCATTAAATAAATTTAATGCTGTCAACGCCAGTCTACCTGTTGGTCCGTTCGAGTTTAGTGCGGGGAATGAAGCTGAGTCGTGCTTCTGGGATTACTTCTGTAATCACCTGAATGTGTGTCTCATGCCTCATCCTGGTCTAGACCCTTTCGATCTGGATTTTATCCGGGAGCATATGGATGTTGGTCCAGGAGCTGCTCAAAAGGCAGACTCCTCATCTATGATTTCTAAACTCTTTGAGTCTACGATCTCATATGTGAATCCAGACCTCATTTCGCTCTATAGGGCTGCTTTAGTTGAGACCGGCTTTTGGGCCGATGCTGAAAAGCGTCGTTCCGAGGAGTTCGGCTTCACTAAAGTGCAAGGTGGGAAAATCTTCTTTGCGGCAAAGAACGCTGCAATTTCGCGAACATGCTGTACCGAGGCTTCTTTGGAGATGTTATTCCAGAAAGCTATCAGTGCTTTCCTGTTAATTAGGCTAAAATGGTACTTCAACATATCGTTGGAAGACCAGGCCGACAATAACAGGGAATTAGCTCGAATAGGCTCGATCGATGGTTCCATTGGAACCATTGATTTGATATCCGCGAGTGATTGCATGAGTTTGTCCATGCTCGATGCTGCTTTACAACGGTCAGTCATAAAAGACTGGCTCTGGAAAGCGTCATCGAGGCAGGCCGTCCTTCCAAACGGATCTGTTGTGGACTTACGGATGATATCGACTATGGGGAATGGTTTTACGTTCCCCCTCCAGACGATCGTCTTTGCGTCTGCGGTGCGGGCCGTGTATGACTTGATGGGTTTGCCCTTCAAGGATCCTAAAGCCGATTATGGCATCTTCGGGGATGACATTTGTGTCCGTAAGGACGCGTATGAATTCCTTTCGAAGATGCTTAATAAGATCGGCTTCCAGGTGAACGGTGCGAAATCGTTCAATACAGGTCCGTTCCGGGAGTCCTGTGGTAATGACTACTTCAACGGTAATAATATCCGTGGAGTGTATGTTGTCACCCTTGAGGCTCCCCAGCAAGTATACTCCTGTTTGAACAGGCTTCTCCGATGGTCTGCTTATCATGGTATATGGCTTTCCGGTACTGTTGCTCTGCTTCGTTCTTGGGTGCGCGATATGCGTATCCCTCCGAGCGAGAGTGACGATGCCGGAATTCATGTGCCTTTTAAGCTCACAGTCCCGCGTTTAACTGACGCCTATGCCTTCCGGTACAGGTGTTTTGTTAGACGCGTTCAGCGGAGAAAGCTTGCTGAACCCGACGCTAACTCTGGGGTGATAAGCCCCGATGGTATGGCTGTTGGTTTCCTTTCAGGTGTTTTACGCCGACGTGATATCTTGCTAAATTCAACCGATGACCGGGCATGGAAACATGACCTGGGTCTCTCTATTACACTTCGTGATAGAGTCGGTGCAAGACCACGGTATAAAGTCGCTTCAAAATCCATCTTCTGGTGGGATTACTTAACTCCTTCGGGAGTGGTAACCACTGAAGACGGGGCTTTCATAGGCTCATTCGGATCGGCCCTCCCTAAGCTGGGGCTTGTCAAGAATGCGTCCTATGAGGCGGAGTGCTACCCTTTAGTCG